TCCATTTGGCAGACCACAGCATTTCCATTGCTTTTCTGGTCTCTGGTCTCATTTACCCTGACCTCTGTAACGCTTACGAGCAGCATTACGGGACGTTGCAGAATATTTAGTATGCTGACCATTACCCTGACGAGATTTTTTCGGTCTTGCCTCAATGTTAGACGAACCTGAGAGTGATTTAGTTCTAGTTGCCATTTTGTAGTGAATAACGACTTTATTAGTATAGCACAGTTATGATGCAAGGACCGTAGCGGATCCCCATGCAATAACTGAGGAGCATGGATAAGACCATCCAGGGAATCCAACACCCAATGGGTCTAGAATCCTTCCGATGGGTAATTTAAGAGCAAACACAGTCAAAGTAGTTGTGAATAGAACTCTTGGGTGACCAACACCGCCAAAATCTTCAATAGTTAGGTTAGAACACGGTATGGGTGTTGGTATAGGACAAGTTGCCTTACCACATGGACACCAATAGATGATAATATTTGTACAAACACTAATATGGGGTGTAAAAGTGTCCCCCAGAATCATAATAGGCAAAAAGTGCACAAGCACTGTCGCTCTGAGCGGATTTAGTGCGCTTAGAGGAATAAGTGGAGTCGGTGGCCACCAACATGTGAACTCTTTTACCTTAATAGTGTAAGGAATGGGTGGTGTACCGCATGCCTGGTGACTATGAATGGTTGGAGGCAAGCAAAGTCCATGTCCACTGCACGGAAGACCGTTATGGAAAGCAACAGGTTTTAGAAATCCATATGCCATGTCTAGAAACCTCTGTCCGCACCAATTACATCAGCGATATTTTGAGAACCACCGTATTCAACATCACATTCTGAGAAGTAAGGGTTACTCAAGTATTGAACCGCCTTTGCATAAGTTTGTGTTGTACCAGTAAGGTAATTGCGAACTCTTACCTCACCTTCATATGGTCCCATGACCATTTGATTCATACTATTTACACGACCAGGTTGAACTGCGATAGCAATATCCATAACATCATGAACTGCGGCGCATACACTCATCAATGGCGCAACATTATTGTAGGTATCTCCTGAAATACCATCACCATTTGCATCATATCCGCAATAAACTCTCAAAGGACCGTCGGATGCGCCAACTCCTCGCACAAAAGTGTCCCAACATACGTTTGGTGGTTGCCCACCCGACCATGGTGCCGCAGCAATACCTGTATATGCGTACGATTCTGATGTTCCAGAACTTCCAGGGTTATAACCAGGTTGCCCTGGGGTACCAGAAGGAGGTTGAACCGTAGATTGCAGGATCCATGAGACTGAAAGTCCAGGACTATAGGTCAAATTGTCATGCAACCAGAGTTGTAACTGCTGAAACTCAGAATATCCTGATTGATTGTAGTCAAATGTGTTTTCATCAAGTCCAATAGGCACAAAAACAACGCCATTGTTGTTTGGATCTTCATAACAACGACCTTTGACCGTGCCTCTAGAGCAATTCCAAGTTTTATGACCGCCAGAAACCTTTCTTGTAGGAGTCAACGTTGCTTGAGGCATTTGTTCGCGTAGGAATTCCATGAATTCTTGCCCCTGAGACCCCTTTGTACGCCCCTCTAAGGTCATTGAAACTCTGAACGTGGCATTATCCTTCTCTGAGGCACAATATTTGTGAATTAACCATCCATATGCCACTGTTGTTGGTTCATCAACGTTAGGAATTGTGGTTAAAGGTTCAGAAGTTGTCTTGTAAGTACAAGGCATATCAAAAAACCTTGTAACTTTGTAAGTATTTGGTTGCGGAATCTTAATACAACGCTCTCCAAGGTTAAATCCGTACAATCCACCACGAGATTCGACCTCTGCATCTGCTCTACCTCCAATCTCAAGCAGAGTTTCATACTGATCTGCCATGAATCTGTCTAGATCATCTGAAACAGAGCGCAATTTGACAAAATTTTCTTGTCCAGGCATTGCTTTAGTAACAACACCTGGGAAACTATGGTCTAAACACGCCGCAGAAAGGTCTTGACACAGTTCTGTATGCGTATTTTTGTCAATATCGGTGATTTTGATGTATCCTTCGGGCACTTCTGTTGCCAAACCTTCGTCTAAGTTCTTGAAACCCTCGTCTAAGATCGCTCCAATGTCAAAACTTTCCTCATCATCGTCACTTCCCATCGCTGCTTGGACATTTTTTAGCGCATTATCGCCACCTGCCCTCATTGGATTCATCTTAGAGGTGTCTTGACCCTCCAAAGCGCGGGTTACCTTCTCAGGAATGACCACAGCAATGTATGGAGGATGGTCAGCATTGTACCCAGACCCAGGATCAGTGACCTGTACGTTGGTAATTCCGCCATCTTTGTCAAGTCCAGTGACAGTTACCGTCGCTTGTGTCTGAATTTCAGACTTACCACGGTTGTATACGACGCTCTTTTTAGATTTCTTACTCTCTTTACTGATTGTGTTGCGACTTTTGTCCAAAGTGTTGTGCATTTGGAGGTCTTTGTTACGCAATTTTTGCATTTTGTAACCTTGACCTTCCAATTCTGAGAACTCATCCTCTTGTAATGAGACAGAATTCATCATTTCTGCCGCCATATCACCACCAGAGAACTCTTCAAGCACTCCAGGAGACGTTACACTGATCTGAATGTTCTCAATATTGTACCCACGACCTGAATTAATGATGTCAACACCAGCAAGTTCACCCTCTGAGTTGATAATTGGTTCTAATTTTGCCTCGTCAAGTGTTCGTTGCGCCACCAATGCCTCTGGATTGATGTCTACACGCTCATAAACGACCTTCTTGGGGAACTCATACACACCCCAGAACGCACATTTGTCCTTAATACCGTATCCAGCAAGCACAATACCCTGTGCACCGTCGTCTGCAGTGATAGTTTGTTGGTAACTAAACTTGTTTCCTGCCCCAGATGTGGCATTTTTCTCATTCAGTTCCATAAAACCGCACTTTTGTTCATCACCAAAGTAACGAACTTCACTAATTAACCACCCATTTAGTGTTTCACCGCGCTTAAATGCACCAGTGGTAGTTGTATAACGGAAAAATATGCGTCTACTGTCGGTTCCACACTCCCAGAAGGACTCATTTACACCTACAGAGTTACCATCATGCAGTTCAATGATGCTTTTTGTAGTTTCCCATGAGTCTTCACGTACTTCATAGAAGTGAGAATGGAAAGAAAAGTTAGGAATACAATCACTATCGCCGTTTGATCTACTTGCATTAGGACAACAACCCGCATCAGACAGTCTATACTGAATACCGAAGATAGGACCGTTCCATGGATACGACGTATCGTACAAATAATATACGAACTGTGAGTCGTACATGTCCTCAAAACCAAGATACCTTGGCACAGCACCCTTTACAGCACCAGTCAGTCCATAGAACCACTCAAAGTTTGCCTCATCATCTATAAGAGTTACGTTCTGTGGGTGTCCCCAACCGACAACACCTGGTGTTCCTTCTGTACGTGCATCATTACTATCACGTTGTGTGTTATATCTGTTCCTTGTCCACATGGTATTCCATTGATACCATCCACTCTTATCAACACACTGCCCTGTAGGACCAATCTGTCCTACGTCAATAACTTGTTTACGACCGCCACCATAGGGAATAGTATAAACATACCCAACGATGCCCTGATACACATAGTCGCCGTCCTCGGGGTCCCTGGGGGCGATAGGACCGCCTGAGAGGTTTACTTCACCAGCAGGGTTAATAGTATAGAAGTCATCGTCAAACTCAGATGATCTATAATGATAGAGAGGTGTAGCGTCGTTCTCTACCTCATAGTCTTGTGCTTGACCTTCATTGGTACACATATATCCCAGCGTACCAGTATTCACATACCCATTACCTTCATTACTATTAGAGGTAATCTTGGTATTGTTTACAGAGTGCTTATAATGACGATAGAACTCAGTAGCATTTGGTGCTGCCTTCGTAAGCATATGGAAGACAGGAGTATTCCTTCTGGGTTCTGGATTGTAACTCTTAATGATGGCACCTTTAGATCCCTTACCCTCTTTAGGAACATCATCCTTTCTTAACTGAGGGTGATCCGTATAGGTATGGTCAGGGTTATTGGTCTTTCTACCACCACGATAAAATCTATAGATAGGCGTTCTTGCCTTCTTAGCATTGGCGACCTCTAGTTCTTCCTCGTCACCAATGTAATGTACATTGTCCTTACCAAGCGGCAAAGAGCCAGGACCCTCACCCTGGAACTCGATCTTGTACCCGTTAGGTACACCTTCGTATCCGTTCCATGTTTTAGTGAAGTCTTGACTCTCGATGGGGTTTCGATATGATCGACCCGTTTCTATGATATATGCAGGCACACTTAGTAAAGATTCCTTTCGGAGTTATTTAGCCCAAGGCAAGCGATCATCATACGGTAGGCGGGCATAGATGTCATCAAACAACTCTTTCATGTCCATGTACTCTTCCTTACCAGGAGGTTTGTACTGAATCATGTTCGCACCAGGGGGCGGGTATTGACCCATTGCCTCCTCTAGTGCAGAGATACGCTTTGCCAAGTTCTCAATCGCTTGGGCGATCATCTCAAAGTTCTTACTAATTTGCTCAATGTCATTCATGACCAACGCGGTTTTTGGTTTACGATTTTTTTAGACGTTATCTTCTACCTTATTCAGATAGAGAGAACCATACTCATCTTCTGTGTATTCTAGAAGGTCTCCTGCTTTCCATCCAAGTTCTTCCATTAACTCATCGGGGAACTGAACATAACAATCACCATCGTCGTTCTCTTGAACGTCTAGTGTGTATCTTTTCATACTACATCTAGCGTGTACACCTTATGTATCACGCTGAGTAATTCTAGCAGCACCAATACAACTCGTACAATACAAGTTAAATCCTGGGAGTGTAAGGTTAGTAATCTTAGAGCACTCCCCAAAGGGGTGGTGAAGCATATGTCCGTCACCCAAGTAAACTGCACCATGATTGGGTGCACGGTCCTTCGGTGCCGAATAACCTCCCCCTAGGGGTGTGTCGTACAACTTAAACAGCATAAGATCTCCCTTCTGTAACTGAGAAAGATCTAGTTCATCCCCCCACTCTTTCCTATAAGTATACTCTCCTCCCTCTAAGAGAATGCTCGTATCAGTGAAGGTATACGTTCTTAGTTGATCCCAGTTCTCTGGTGTACGCATATTGTATCCCAAGAACTCTCGGTAGAAGTCTCGGACAATACAGTAGCAAGAATACTCTCGTGGTCCGACCCACTTACGATTGATGAAATCAGCGTACTCTTTGTTTAATTGTTCAGTTACGTTTGCCATTACCTGTCAGTTTGTTTAGAAGGGTCCTGCGGGCGATCCTAGCGGTCTCTCTGAGTGTTATAAAGATATACTCAGTTTGCTCCAATAGGGTAGTACCACGAACCTCTGGGGGCGTTTTACATCCTGGGAAATTTTTTTCTGTAGGGGGGACCCGCAATTTCATTTGATTAATATATCGATAGCGGTTTGTTACTTTTGTAGGTTAGCATGTACGGTACTTTTTAATATAGTCGATGTCAACTAAGGTGTGCTGACATCGTAACACATACCCTCTAAGATCATGTAATCACATAGTGCCGTATACTGTGTTAGTTGTTCATTCAAACCTGTGTCAATAAGGAATTGCGCTAGATCTATTTGTTCGTCTGGTGGTAGACTACCAGAGTCATAAAGATCTAGCAATGTTTCATACTTACTAGGGATCATTGTTGTGAATAAGTGCGGGCATCTGCTAGACATTGTTGATAGTTGTTAAACGGTCCAAACTTAGGACAACCGTCGTAATCGTACCGCCAAAAGTGTTTCTCACCCCGTGCCCATACTTTGACAGATACGGGCGGATGTGTGTTTAGTTCGATAGTCTTACTCATGAGAAATCACCCCGCAATTCATCATCATAGAGGTCGGATGTATCTTGGTCAAAAATGGTCAAATCATCGCAAATGGTCTCATTGAGAATGTCATCGATCCAGTCACATTCTAACACGTTTTCATTCATTGGTCAATCCTCGTCAGTGTAATCGATGCTGTTGAAATCCTTGTAATTCTTATTCCTACTAGGATTGTCGTAGTTGTCAATTTGATCGGGAGATCTCTTGTTGGAATAGTTTCGCTTTTCTCGGATACTTTTCGGGCGTCGTGACCTATGCAAGTCATTCTTTTTGTATGTCCTACCCATTGGAATTAGCGGCGTTGGTCCTCTGTTAACTACTCATGAATAATAGAGAATTAAGGCGAATAAGTCAATGGGGTTGTGACACTTTTGTGACGGTCCTGTGAGTGTTGACAAATCGCTCGTGATCGCTTACAGTCCGAGGTAACAACAAATGAGACATTTAGAGAGGTTTATTGAACACGTAGGTATGTTTTTTTAATGCTTTTAATTATACGCAGTTTTCCACACTTTTTTGTGGATATTGTGGAAAACTACGCGCAACATGTGGAAATTAAGCATATTCTAGTTTTAGGTCATAAATTAGAATGTCTCTCATTCTTTCTCTGTCTAGACTATCACCACCACCCCAAGAGTAATGAACATATTCTAGATCACCTTTTTCGAGTCTAGTTTTATAGATCTCCCACGCTTGGAAAATGTGATCTAGGGTTAAACCTTTTATTGGGTAGAGTGTTTCATCATGCTCGCCGTAGAATGACCAAACGTAATCAACAAAGTCTTTTAATGAATTCATGAAAATGCCTCCAATAGGTTATCAATTTGTGTTGTTTGTAGTGAGCATGTAAGGATCGAATCTTTTGATCTTTCGTGTGCTTCCCTTAGGATAGTCATCACGTTATTGTATTGCTCAGGGGAGAGATCGATTTGAATCATTTTGTGTTTGAAAGATAGGTGACTTTAGCATTCTCAACCGCTTCATATAGTTCATCAATTAGATCTGTGTTATTGTCGTAGTAGTAGTTAGATCTATAGGCGTATTGGATCAGATCTTGTAACTGTGTGTACTGATCATTTGTGAGATCGATGTTTTTACCTTTCATGATGTTTGTTTGTCGTTAATACTATTATAAGGGAGAATTGGTGAGAATTGTTTATACTGTGTGCCAGTAATTAAATTGTCTCAGTATTCATCTCTTCTAACATTGCATCAACTTCGGCGGCACAGTCTCCACATCTCCACCCCTCGTAATCATCAGCATAAACTGAATATCTGTTCACAAATCTACCACTACCCATATGGCAAGGTTTACCACAGTCTACGCAAATTTCTGATTCAAATAGATTTTGGTATGTCATTACTTGCCCTCCTCTAGTAATGCTAACTCTGCGTGAATTGTCGCATCAACTAGATCTTTAGCGATAAATGTGCAATGCTCATCTAGTGCGTCAGGTGTGTAAAGTGCAGAGAGACCAGAGTTTTTAATTCTGTTATATTCCTGATTGTAGTAATCGCGGAAGAGAAGAGCGTTTGCTGTGTTCATGTTGCTTTGTTTGTTATGTACTTATTATAAAGGACATATGCGGCGATTACTATCAAATAGGGACAGTTTAGTAAGTGTCACTAAACGGGTGCAACATTGAATGATAATGTGATACGTTGATCGCTTGGGTTAGATTCATAACCGTGAGTAAGATTTGATGGATAAATCAACAAATCACCTTCACCGTGGGGCACAATAACTTCAGGCATATTGAATGAAGTTTGTTGTGATGATGGTAGTTGCAAAGATGGATAAAATGTAGAGAATATGTGCCTTCTGAATTTTAGACTTGAGTGGATTTCGTTGTTGAAGTTGATGAAATAAGTGCATGAAAAAACGGCGTTTGCGTGTTCGTGTGGGGCGTAGATTGCCTGTTCCTGTGCTAGTTCTAAGTAAGATTCAACAATATCATATCTAACTGAATAGTTAAATGTATTCTTGTTATGCTTATCAACTAGGTCAATCAGTGTTTGTTTGAGATGTGGAACTGCTTTTAATAGTTCGTTAGTTTTACCGATCTCAACCACATTGTGAGAGATCTGATTGCGTGAATGAGTTGGATTTAATTCCTGATCCTTCATCCATCGCAATATATCTTGCTTTAGTTTGTTATGTTCGGGAACTACAAAACTAGAGATAGGAACAGGGAAACACCCATAAGTTTGGTTTTTGTGTAATACTTCCTTCTCTAAGGATTGTGATAATTCAGTCATATCAAAAACGGAAATTTGCTTGCGGTTCGGGTCTAATTATGTCCGATACGTTATTTAACTGATCTGAAATAAAAAACCTCGCATCGTTGCTATTATAACAAACGATTACGAGGATTGTCAACAATAAAAATCGCATGTGAATTGTGAGAAGTTGAGAGCGTGATCTTGTTTTAGATAATGCTTTAATCACAATGCGATTTGCATGCCGTTAGTGAAGTCAACAGTTTTGTTTTGGTTACAAACGAACCACTCCCACTGCTTTTGAAATACACCTACACCATAAGCGAATTCCTGAAGAATAGCATTAAGGCGTGATTTAGTGGTGTTAGACTGCCAACCACCATCGAAAAGAGTAACGTTATCGTTATCGATTGTTGCGATGTGATTGCCGTGAAGATACACATATGCGGCGTTATTGTCATCAATAACGACTGAAGTATTAGCAGAAGAGAAAGAAGAACGAGAGCGGATTGCGGCGTTCATTTGAGATTCGATCTTACGCATGTTTGTGTCCTGTGTGGTTGATGTCTTAATTATAATGGGTCAGGGGACCAATGCGACCCCTAGTGTGCCACCTATTTGATTGGCACACTAATTGTTGATAATATCGTATTCAATGTTAATGATACGATAACCCGCACATGTTTGAATGTCCTCTAATAATGTGGATCTATTTTGTGTGGTCCATATACCTAACGCCACATCATTTGCGGCGATCTCATCATCATGAGTTACGAGTTCATTACAATAATCGAACTCTACATCGGTCACATTAAATTTCATTGACATAACTCATTGAAACGCCTTAGTGCTTCATCTCCAATAACAGGGAGATAACCTAGTTCTGCATTCTGTTCCAATGCATATAATTGATCATCGGTTAATTGATGCTCATTTCTGAAATCAATCCATGCCTCATCGTAGCATGTTTCTAACAGTTGTTCGTGGTGTAGTGTGCTCATTTTGTTTGACAATAAGATGGATCAATTTGACAATACTTGTCAAGACGTTTGTCTTGAATCTCTTGAAATTTGTTAACAACAGATAAACCGATGTTAGCGCCAAGAATAACAACAATAAAAGCAAGTGCAATTCTCATGTCATCAACCTCCAAACATTTCATCGAACAGGTTATCACCTGACTTTTCGAGATCCCAATACTTATCAACAGCGATTTTCATCTCATCGATCTTACGATCCATAGCATCACGAGATTCAATCAGGTGTGCCTGTTTTGCCTTCAGTTTATCCATCTGAACATTCAGATAATGCAGGCGGGTGTTAATTTGGCAACGATCGAGACCATCAACAGTCAACACATTTTGTGGACGATCGTTGATAATTCGGATTGCTGATTTGACTTGCATTTGAATCAATTTGTTTCGTTAATAGTATTATTGCAAAGATCAATGGAATTATCAAGAGAAAGTAGACTGTTTTCTAACTGGCACACTATCTCTTGTTGCATGCGTCTCATGATGGGATCATCAGAATAATTTGATTTGATTACATCAATGAGCATAGAATCAGCGAGATCAATTTTCATTCAAAAAATCGTGAATTGCTTGGTCATACTCTTCTTTAGTATTATACACGCGACCGTATAACACTTTGTAAGGTGTTTTCATTGCCTTTGTCTGTTGATCAAAGACTTGAAAAGCATTGTCAATGTTGTCAAAAATGTCGTTCATTTTCTTAGAGGTGAATTGAAGTAACGAGTGAATGCTGTGAACAAAATGATTCCAGTTGATGCAACACCAATAAATCCGAGGATTGTAACAGCATCGCCAGTGAAATTGTAAGTGTCAGGTGTCATCGGTAAATTGCTTTGAAGAATAGAATGAGACCAGCAACAGTGAGAATGCCAGTTAATGCGAGACTAAATTCTGTTGACATTAAAATACAGTTGTCCAGCGAGTGTGATTTGCTTTTGTGATCCTACCTTCTGCAAGCATGTTGTCACATACATTACAAAATACTTGCCATTTTTCTGTTCTATCCAGTGCTTTACCTTCTGCACATGATTTGATGATGTCAGTGATCATTTTCTTGTTGTGAATCATCTTAGAATAGATAGGAAAAGTCATCGATTCAGTCAAACAGAGAGGTTTTTTCGTAAGCATCGTAAAACATATCCCATGCATCTTGTTGATGCACGAATGAATCGAGACCAGTCTGATCAGCGACCCAATCATATGCCATGTCTAAATCTGCATTGGCATCGATGATAAACTGTGGAAGAGATTCGATCGCGTTGATGAAATTTGGATCAAGGTGAATCATGTTTGCTTTTTTGTCCATATGTATACAATACAGGAAAACGGGGCGATTTCAAGAGATTGTGGACACTATGCCGACTGGCACAGTTCCCACGTCTCAATAAATGATGCTAACCATGTAACATGTTTCTGATCCATGTTATCAGTGTCCTGCTCATCTGCGGACACATAAGGTAAACTATGCTTAGTGCAATAGTCCTCATAAACGATAGTTAAAAAATCAATCATTAGTATTGAATGGCATTGTTTGCAACAGTGATTATCAAGAATCCCTGCTTTTTTAACATATTCTTATATCTTACAACTTGATAGTCATTTCTATATGCATCGCTATCCTTACCAAATGCGATATAAGAAACCTTTGCTTTTTTGGTCTTATCAATGTGAATTGCTCTATAATCTTCGTTGCTGATGTCATCATGTGCAACTTCGTAGACTACCTTAGCAACAACTTCAGATCCGATTAATATATTTGAAAACATGCTTTGATCATGTTTGTGATGAACTGATACATTGTTTTTCCAGTCACCACTACCGTAAGTTTCGATCGCGTTAACTACAAGTTTTTGATAAGTGTCCATGTTTGTTTGTTAGTTATATTAATATTGTATGGGATAGAATCAACCATGCAACAAAAAGTGTGCCAGTTAGTTAACTGGCAACTTCTACAATTCTCATTGGTTTCTTAATACTAAACTTGTCAGCACTACATGAAATGCTGTAACCACTGGGCGGAAGTATTGAAAGATCGTCTCTCACATTCCACCAATTATCATCATGAATAATAACAGCAAATCCAAAAACATTTGGCACTGACATCATGTGGTTACCATGTTTCTGTGCATCATCAGGAGATTCAAATCCATTACATTCAATGGACCACCACTCACCATCACTCTTGCCACCAAAGTATACACAAGTGAATTGTTTCATGTTCTCGTTGATTGCCATTGGACAGTTGTGAAGTTTCATAGTATTAGCAGAAGCATGGAGTATAGGAATCGGGGCACTTATCCGTGTTGAAACCAGTAACATCAGCACCATGACTGATACGCTCGGCAACCTCATTAGCAAACGTCGATGCAGTAACAACAGACCATGTTTGCTGGGGTTTACCATAATCACAAGCGAAAGTAACACGCTTGATGAATCGCTTGACAACAGTTTTAACACCTTTAACTTCACATGCCTCAGCAATAAATGCCTCGGGGAAGAAGTCAACGATACAGACGGAGTTGGTGAGTTGCACTGGTGATTCCCTTGTTTACCTCTTTATT